TTGGAATTTTTCTCATCGGCGGGGATCACCTCAACATCACTCGCGACGATAGGCACGAGCACAACCGGGAGTTCGTGTGGCGCGGCGATGGATTCCACCTCAGGACCACGTTCGGCGATGATCCATGGGAACTCGACCCCATCGACGTACATCTTGTGATGACGTCGGTCGATCGTCACGTGCGGCATATCAGGCATGTCACGTCCGAGTTCTTGTGCGGTTGTTGTGCGGTGGAAGCCGCCCCGCCCGAGCACCGCACAAGAACTCGGACGGGACGACACTCACAGGCTCAGTCGCCGTCCTCGGCGCTAGCCAGCTTGAACCCCTCCGGAGGCGTGAACTCCTCCTCGGGGACGACATCACCAGGCACGTCCACGAACTCCGCCGCGCCCTCGCCGACGATGTAGGCAGCCGACGCATCGTCGAACCGCGCCACATCACCCTTCACGCGAGAACCGCGATCCTCCGTGAACCGGACCGAAATCACGACGCTTCCTGCTTGATGAACAGTTCCTTCACGTCGTTCGGGAAGATCTTCGCTTCGAACTCGACCTCCGGCAGATCCGACTCATTCTCGGTCGCACCCGAATACTTCACCGACGCCGGCATGGTCGTGATGCGGCGCTTGATCTTGCCGTTACCGTCGCGGGTCTCGAAACCGAGATAGGCGTCGGCAGGACGCGACACCTTGACGGCGGTCGCCGTGTCGTTCTTCGACCGCAGGTATGCGACGGTCGGATTCTCTTCGAGGGTCGTGAACTTCCGCGCTATCTTGAAGTCCTTGTAGCCGACCTTGATGACGCCGTAACCCCACGCGGAGTGCTCGGTCTCATCCCACTCGGCGGACTCCTCGAAACCTGCGTCGCCGTTGAGAAGGCCAGCAGGCTTCCACGCGGTAGGCCACGCAGCATCCGCGTCGGTGGGCAGCACCGTCGATAGCGCGCCGGTCAGATCGGAAGGCTTGAGGACATACACGTCGGCCTCAGCCCAAATGTTCACATTCTCGGGATTTCCAGCCATGAGAAAGAACCCCTCTCGGGTTGTTGGATACGGAATTTGTGCGGCTGCCACCCACACGGGAGAGGGGTGGTGGAATCAGGCCCAGTTACAGGGCGACGGTGCGGACGCGTGTACGCACCGTGAACGACGCCAAATCGGCGCCAGAGGAATCGCGGGACTCAATCACCGCACTCCCAGGAAGAACACTCGCAATCCCCGGAATCGGAGTACACAACATCAGGCCCAGCACATGATTCGCGATCGACACGTCACGTCCAGTCGTCCACGTCGTAATCCGAATGGTGGGTGCGGTGGTGACCGGCCACTGATTCAGCGGCCCGCCGTCATCGAACACCACCAGCTCGGGATTCGATCCCAGCGACCACTTCTCGTCATGCTCGAGCCGCACCCGCAATGTGGGAAACACGCCCGCGAGTTGTGTTTTCAGCCATGCCTTCACTAGCGGTGCGGCATCCTGTGGCCGAACCGCTGCCGTGGGGCGGGTCATTTCGTACGAACCTCAAGACCTACAGCGGACGCAGCACGGGTCAACACCCCGTCACGCGCCTGCAACAACGCAGGCACCGTCACCGACGCCGCACCACGGTCAGTGGTGTACGACTGAACCTCCACATCGTCGCCACACTGGTCGCCAATCGAATGAGCGAGACGATTGATTTCATCCGTGAACTCGGCTTGCAGGATCTCTCGGGCGCCCTTGCGGTCAAGGCGGAATGGTGGCGCCATCACCCCTCCCGTCGAGTCGCTTCGATGTCATAGCCCGACAGTTCGGGATCATCGGGGTCTACATACGGCTGTGGGTTGCCGTCAATCTGGTAGGTGACCCCCCGTACCACGAGAAGCGAATCTCGGGTGATGCCATCCGTGATGGGTAGGAGGACCCGCACCGCATCATCAGTGGCGGAACGTCCACGCTCCACCAACTCTTGCGAGGTGAGAGGCTGCACCTGACACCCGGCGACCGGACCAATACCGGCACTTTGGGTAACCTTGCCGTCCTCGTCACGCACGAAATCACCAGCAACGACGACGGTTTCAGTACCGAGCATCGTGGACAATCCCATCGAAAAGGTATGACGGGCGTGGACGTGTCGGGATTCCCAACTGCTCCTTATGCCAGTCAGTGAACACCAAAGACCCACCAGGGGCAGCTAGTGTTCCCGACTTGGCGCGCGGCCCCTCGGTACGCCCATACGACAGATGACCCGCATACTTGCCGGTCTCCATCGCATTACGCACCACATCGATCGACACCGAGATAGCGCCAGCATGGTCGTCGGCGATCTGCGAGCCGTGAAACTTCTCGTACTGTTCCCGAATCCACAGAGCCGCCGACGCCAGCAGTCGGTCCGCGGTCAACTCTTCCGCGGGCGAGAGGGGGCGCCACTCAGCCGCGAAATCATCAACCGAAATGAACACCCCCTCCCCACTCACGACAGAATCTCGATCAGTTCAGCCTTGGTCAGTTCCTCCGCCTCATCGGCGTTGAACTTCCCCGACTCGACCGCATACTTCCGCCACTCGGCGACAGGGGCGGTCTGGCGAGGGCGCCCCGGCTTGCCGTCCGACACCGGCTCAGACACGGCAACATTGGGGTCGGCGGACACGATGGCGCCCACCTTCAGTAGGCGTTGCACCTCACTGTCGGGGGGAGTGAACACGTCTCCACGCCGGCGGCGCACCCCATCCTTTCCGGTCCAGAGATGCGCTAGAAGGCGGTATTCCGACATCAGCGCAGTCCTGTGATCCAGCAAGCAGACTTCGGCTCATCGACACCGATCACGCGCGTATGGGTGAAATCCGCACGCCAGGTTTCTGTCGGACCACCATTGGGGCCGCCACCCTCCCCGTAGAGACCGGTGCCCTGCAAGGGGTCGGGATCGGCATAGAAGCCGGTGATGCCCCGCTGGCTGACGAGCGCCTTGTCGAGTGGCCAGAACGGCGACACGAGCACCGTCAGACCAAGGAACTTCTCCGGCAGCGCCCCCTTGAAGGCGACGTGCTCACCGGCGACATTGCCCTGGAAGAGTGCCTTGTAGTCGTCGCTCTTGAACCACGCCCGCAGATTCGACGGATGGATCGCGAGAGTGTCAGGGGTGAAGCCGAGAGGCTGGGACGGATCGCCATCGACGTACGTCGCGGTGCTCACGAGATCGATCGCGTCGATGACGTCGTTGACGGCCTTCGCCCCGGCGGTGTCCCATGCGGCACTAGCCGCGACCGTAGGCACGTCCGCGTCGTCGAGTGCCTCACGGAATGCCGTGTCGTTGGCCCGAATGATGGTGTTGGATGCGCCATCGATTTGGTGCTTCACCTTGTCGATCTGGTTGTAGTCGCGCATGACTCGCGAGATACGCACGGCTGCACCAATCTTGAGGGCGCGGGCAACGTCCGGTTCACCCTCACCCAGGTCGAACACCGGGATCTCGCCGAACTCGGCGATGGGCTCAGGGCCACCATCGAGGAACATCGGCTTGGACTTCTGGAACTGGACCAGAAGACTTCCTGGATTTCCCGCATTGCGGAACAGGGTTTCGCCGACGATCTGATCTCGCACAAGGTCGATCACGCGAGTAGGGATGACCTTAGGGTCGCCCATCACCTGCTTCACGGTGATGCTCAGGCCATCGTTAATCGACACGATGACGGGTGTGTTGTCTGCCATTGGTCAGCCTCCCAGCCGGACGAGGACGATGTTGTCTGCGCCTCCGATTTTCTCGATGACGCGGCCGACGATCTGGGTGATCTTCGCCTCGGCCGGGGCCTTCTTCACCGCACCCGCGGTGTGGGCGACCACAAGGTCACCCGGGTTGGCGCTGTTGTTCGACTTCACCGGCACGGAGGCTGGCGCCGACGCGACGGTCACCTGATCGGTGCCGACATACAGCACGCCCGGTGCGGGATCGGTCTTCGGTGCGGCATCGGTGAGCGCGACGCCGAGGACCTTCTCAGAGTCGGCGGTCGCCGGTACCGCACTGCGTGGACCAGTACCCGGATGCACAACCTGGCCACCAACGATCGGCGCCTCGGCCGTGTGGGTAATCCGGCCCTTCTCGAACTTCACAACAATTCCGGCCATGATCAGCCCTCCAGTCCCTTGTATGCCGCAGAGTCGCGGACGTCGGATATGTCGGCCGGCTCAGTCGAGTGGCCCAGCTCGGACACGGGGACAGCCGAGTTCGGGGCCAGAGTGGCGAGCAGGTCACGCGCCTGATCAGCATTCGCCTCGAACGACTTACGCCACGACTCCTTGTGCGCCGGAGTGATACGGCCTTCCGAGATCGCCGCATTCAGCGTCTTCTCGACACCCGCCCGACGCTCGTTCTCCAGATGCTCCGCGAACCGGGCACTGTTGGCCTCGAGTGTCGCCAGACGACCCGCATCGACCGCCACAACACCCTGCGGAAGTTTCGTCGACGCCGCGGCAGGCTGACCATCAGTCGGCGCACCGTCATCGGCAGGCTTATCCTTCACGGCCTCCTGCGCAGCCTTCACGATGTCATCGATCGTGGCGTCCTCGGCCAGGCCCAACGCCTCACGCAAGGTCGGCAGTTGATCACCAATCGCCTTCGCAGCATCGGTGATCGCACTCAGATCGGCGTCGTCCGCAAGCCCGAGAGCAGTGCGGAGTGCCGCCAGTTGCTCGTTCGTGATTTCCACGCCCGAACCTCCTTCGGTGGTTACCCCATCCGCTCCCGCGGTGGGCTTCGACGTACCGACCGGATGGCCGGGACGTGATTCGGCGCGCGACGCGAACCGAACAATTGGTGCGGCTGCCGCCACCTGCTCGCCATCCACATCAGGCTCAGCAGGGGCGGGAGAATCGTCGATGTACTCGACCTTGACCTTGGCAGGCTCCCCGAACGTCACTTCCGAATCGGTGACCGTGTACGGCACCTTCAACAAGGAGTCGTCTGCGTCGTCCTGCACGATGAGTTGTGGCGGGTCGATCAGCATCTCCCGAATCCACAGGTTGTAGTTATTTGCGGCAGGACCGTTGTAGTACGCGGAGCGCACCTGATCAACAGTCACCGATACCAGAGCCGTTGCGGCCATTGGCTTCTCCTTCTCTGGTGCTTTCGCATACAAGTCGTAGAGGCTTTGCAGCGTTCCGATTCCAGGACGGACGACACCGAGCAACGCCATCGAATGCAGCACGAACGGGTGCGTGTGACCGAGTTGGCACACATAGTTGTGTTCCCACTCCCCCGACCTATCGGGGTAGGCGGACGCAATCACCGAGTGGCCGTCACCGTCAGCGGACGCCAACCATGCGGGCACACCCACGAAGTCACCGACCAGGGTTTGCCCGTCCGCCGACATGGCGAGGTTGTCGATCAACCCGATCGACGGATCACCGGGGCCGTCCGAGTGGCCCAGTTTCAACACCGGGCGCCGCACTGCGGGGCAGTCGAGCGCTGAAACAGCGGAGGCGAAATCGTCTGCTGTGGGATGCCATCCGGCGATGTTGCTGATGTCCCAGGTGCCAACCGAACCGAGCTCGACACGCGGGATCGTCGCCAGGATCGGCGCCGATAGGACGTCTACCACAACGTCTCCTGTGCCGGCTGAACATGCTTTCGGGCACTCGCAGCAACCGGAGTAGGCGTTACCTGCTCAGGCTGTGCAGGAGACTCATCTGCAGGCTTCGCCGGGAACCCCAACTGCTGCCGCACCGTCTGCTCCACCAAAATGTCCGGCGACAACAACCCCGCCTCGACAAGCATCTTCAACGCCGCAGCCGTCGCATCCTGACGAGAGCCAATCTCATCGAACACAATCCGCGGAGAAGGCTCATCCACACCAAAGTTGATGTCCACCAGATCCTCAACGATGTGCGCGGTCGCAGTGTCACGAATCGACTCGGCGAACGTCTGCACCGACTGCACAAACGTGTCCGCCTGCACCGACGCCAACGCATACGACCCGCCACCCGACAAGTTCAGGAAGTGCGCCAACCCCGCAATCGCAATCATGTTGTCGTGATAGGCAATAGCCGCCTGAATGTCGGGAAGGTTGCCCTGCACACCCAACAGACTCATCTTCGCGCCCGGAGGCAGAGCACCACCAGAATTACTTCCACCCGTATACGACTGCATCATGCGGGCCAGATAGTTTACATCATCCTGCGTCGCACCCTCGGGAGACTCCGCGATCGGAACACCCATGCCGTTACGGCGAATCGCCACCGCCTGATAGCGAATCAACTCGTCCTTGAGTAGCCAATGCTTGAACGACGGACGCAGCAACGAATTACCGATCCACTGCCCCGGCTCCATGTCGCGCGTATACACCACGAGACGACCGATCGGGATACGCAGCGGAGACACCCCGTACAGCACCTTGCCGGTCGACGCGGGAGCCATCTGCTCAATCGACATCAACCCACCATCGAGCGCCACATTCCACGCCGAGATCGTGCGCTGCGGACGCGGCGCCAGTTTGTCCAAATGCGCCCGGCCATCACCGTCAGCGCGGTACACCTGCTCGAACACGCTGTGCCCTTGCACCAGATTGGTCAGCGCCCACCCGAGATGCTGCGTCCACGAAAACTTTCCCTTCGTGCGCGCAGGCTGCGGCAAATCATCGCCACCCTGAATCGGCAACCCGAGATCACGGGCGCAAAACTCCACCACCTCATCACGAGCGCCAGCAGCCTCAATGCGCCACGGAGTACGCCGAATCGGCAAAGTGATCGCCGCATACAACGACGACACACGCGAATCCTCACGCATCATCCGCGAGTACGTTTGCACCGACGCCGGCCACTGCAAATCCGGGACCCGCTCAAACATCTCCCACTGCGAGAACGTGCCATCCGGCACCATGCTCGACACGTAGCCCTTCTCAGAGAACGCAGGCTTCGGCGCCTTCACCGCAACTTGCTTCGCCACAGCCCACCTCCTCTCAGAACGCAGCCGTCAACACATCAAGATCAGCCGAAACACTCTCCGGCACAGGCATCGGCGGACGAACCATCGGACCCGCCACATCAAGACCAAACGTGAGCAAACCCCATCGGGCCAACGTCACCGCCACCAGCGGAGCCACAGACCCCTCAGTGCGGTCCCACGCGAAATCGCCCTGCGGCATGATCCGCTTCGTCGCATCAGCAACCGCATCCGACAACACCCGCTGCCCTGAATGCGACAACTGACCATCACCCGCATCATCAAGGAACCCCTGACACGCGACAGCCATCTGTGGAGCACCCGTCAACTCTGGCTCGATGCCATCCTCAGCAAGCAACGGAACCACCGCCGCAGCAGCGGACTTCCGATCAATCACCAACACGCACGGGTCCCACGCCGCAACAACCTTCGACACATACGCGGCAGCACCACGCAACGTCGCCGACTGGCAGTAACCGATCTCCACATGCACACGAGAATCAGCAGTGTGCTGAGCCGCAGCCAACACCCACACCGACCCATCAGGACTACGATCGAGAGCCAGGCCGATCGAACCCACCAGCGCCGGAAACTGATTCGTCATCGCATTCCACGCCTCCGGATCGATGACCGCCTCATGTGACTCCACATCGGCAGGCCACACACCCCGACCCAGCGCCTCAACCTCATACGAGCGACGAGCAGCCGGAGTACGAGCAGCGCGAATCTCCTTCAAGATTTTCGCGTCAGTCTGGATCACCCCATACGACGGATTCGCACGGCGCGCAGTCTCCAAATCGTTCCACTCGCCGTCAGGTGCCATGTACTCAGCGAAGTACAAGCCCTCACCATGCTCGAGACCACGCTTACGCTGACCCGTTAGCACCGCACAGTTGATGTGCTGATTCGCATTCGCCGCCGAAGACGCATAAATCGTCTGCGGATTACGCGACGCCATCTGCGTCCACGACAACCCCGACGTCTCAGACTCCGTAAGGTTGTACGCCTCGTCATAAATCACGAGGTCAACCTCATCCAAACCACGCCCCGAGTCATTCGACCGCGTAATGAACGTGATCTGAGCACCCGAAGCGAGTTCGATGTAGGCGCTACCAGGCTGCTTCGAGTTCGTCACCACCCGCTTATTCAGCGACGGACGCGAACGAATGACCGCCGACAGCCTCTTGTACGTGTTCAAACTCGTCTGCCACCGCTGCGATGAGAAAACGATCTTCTCATTCAAGATGAACAGCCCAAACAAGCACCGCAACACCAAAATCAGAGTCTTGCCGTTCTGCCGCGGCACCAACAACAACACGTCAGGATGCGTCCACGGTCGATCAGCATCAGTGAGGTCACGCCGAAGCATCCCCACCAACACATTCTCCTGCCACGGCAACGGAATCGTCCGCGCATTTCGCGCAAACCGCACCGCACGAAGACCATCAGTGTCATCACCCGGAAACTCCGACAGATTCTCCGGCTCCTGACGACCCGAAAGCTTCGGAAACTCAGACGTCGCAGTCGTCATCGTCATCGGCCTCCACCGGAGGACGGATCTTCAACACCTCAGACACCAACGACCGCAGCACAGTCGCCTGCTGACGTGCCTCCCGAGCCGCATCATCAATCCGCAACTCGTAATCCTCAGTGCGATTGTCGTGAACCAACGTCATCCACACATCCACATCGCCCCGCAACACCAGATCCAGCTTGTCGAGACGATCAGCGATACGCGCCGCCTCCAAAGCCAACACCCTCACAGCCTCAGACGACGAACCATCCACCAACTCGGCGAACAACCGCTCACCAGTCGCAGACAGGGCATCCGAACTCACCAGAAACCCTCCTGAACAGCGAAAAAATAAAACCTTGACTACCTCGGCCAGTCAGCAACTACAGGGGGGTTCAGATATTTGAAGGGGGTGGGGTGCGGGTCACGCGCGGCTTGGTGATGACTGTGATTTTCCGGTGCATGGGTTCTCCTGTTAGCGAGGGACGGCGATGATCGTTCTCGCCGGCGCCTCGTTTCCTGTTGCACCACTGGTGGAGTAGTCGATCCGCGGGCGTCGTCGCTACTGACCGAGGGGTTACGTGGTCGGCTTCGAGTGGTCGCTCATCCCAGTTCCTGGTTGCGTCTTTCCACATGGGTAGGCCGCACCAGTAGCAGGGTTCGCCGTCGTTGTGTGATTCGATGAGTTCGAGGCGGCGCTTTTGGTGTTGCCAACCTAGGCCGCGGGCGGTGGTCTTTGCTAACTTCATGGTGTCGACTCCTTCACAGTCGGCAAACACCCCCGGCCTGTTGGAGCAGGTTCGGGGGTTCTTCTTTGTGGGTAGGTCAGGGCCAATCCATGGCTCGATGACCGAGCGACCCCAATGTCGGGGGTATAGCTGATGAGCTCCCGGTTACCGCGGGCCGCAAGTGGTCTCGGCTGCCGTCTCCGCGTTGGCGGTTGCAAACTGAATGCAGTAGTCGGTCGGCTCGTGTTCCGCCTTGGGAGCGGGAGACGGTGTGGTCGGCTTCGAGTGGTGTGGTGTCCCAGTTGCGTTCGGGTTGTTTGAACATTGGGCGTCCGCACCACCAGCAGGGTGTTCCGTCTGTGTGTTGTGTGAGGAGTTGGGCGCGTGTGCGTTGGTGTTGCCAGCCGAGTCCGCGTGCGGTGGTCTTAGTGGCTCTCGCCATGTGCCGAGGTTTCCTCTGCTGCTACGGCATTCGCCCATGCCGCTTCCCTCATGGCTGCACTTTCGGCTCGCTGTGTGAGCCATTGTGCGGTGCGGGCTGCGAGGTAGATGGGTGCGATGAGTAGCCAAGCCATTACTCGCCTCGTATCTGTTGGGCGATGCGCTCTAGTGCATCAGCGACAGCGTTGGAGAAGGCGCGCTTGTCGATGTGTAGTTCGATGGGCTGCGTCTGTTCCTCTGCCTGCAATGTGCGCATCTCGATTGGGAAGCACGCCTTCTCGTGTGCTGTGAGTAGTGCGCCGTTATCGAACGATACTTCGACGGTCAGCTCTACCTCTTGTGTCCCGAGAGATGCCATGCGTTCCCGCCTCCTGAAGTGTGATGCGCGGTGTTGTGCAGCGTTGCTGGCGAGTGTGGCTGCTCGGAGTGCGCGCCCCTCCGAATCCCCTGCGTGCCTCCTGGCGAATGAGGGGAAGGATGCGAAAAGCTGGGTGTGCGTTTCCGCAATTCACCCAGCTTCACACAAAGAGTGACACAGAGTGTCCGATGTTTCAAGGAGACACGCTCGAACCTTGAAGCTCGGCGAGAGCCTGGTCTGTCAGCTTCCTCGTGTCACAAGGCCAGGACACAGCCTCGTAAGGATCGTTCCACTCGCACCCGTCGCAATACTCGTCTCCTGGCTTGCTTCCCATCAGGGCCATGCCCTCAGGAGGAACGAGGGGAGAGTGTAGATCCTGGATCTTTTTCAGCCACTGAATCGCTGTGCTCATGTCAGGCTGTCCGTCCGCCATTTCGTTTCCTTATCTTCTAGATAATCGGATTAGGAGGAACGCTGTCCCTCCATGCTTTGCCTTCCCCGTCAGCCATGTCCTCCTGGATCTGGATATCCGTGTGGCCGAGGGTAGGGCTCACGGGATCGTCACCACGTGACGCGTTGCAGGGTGTGTGTTGACCGGATAGAAGTGCCTTTTATCCTGCCTTTCGTCGGGAAGCTTCCCAGAGTGAGAGGGCTTCGTCTAGTTGATATTTGCCGCCTTTGTCTGTGATGCGGCCTCGTCTGATCCAGTTGTCGATGACTTGTCTCGGCACCGGGGTGCTGGTGTACATGACCATTGCGATGCGGAGTTCTTGTTTGGTGAACAGGTGGTCGCGCATGACTTCTTCGGTTGCTGCTTTGACGGAGGGGATGTCGATGGTGATGCCGCATGGTTGGCATTTCTTGGTGTCTGCCCCTTTGTGGCAGTAGACGCCTTCGCAGGTGACACCGTCTGTGGTGGATTGGCAGGGGCCGACGAACTCTTGTGGTTGTGGTCTGTCGATGGTTTGTTTGGCGCGTTGCCAGCAGTCTTTGATTTCGTCGGCTGCTTGGGGTGCTTCTTCGGTTTTGGCGAGGTCGATGAGGTGGCGGTTGAGCCATTGGGCGTGACGTTGGGGGCGTTGTTCTCCGGGCCAGGTGAGTCCGTGGGTGTTGTGGGTGCAGGTGTGTTCGACCCATGTGCGGAGTACGTCGTGGAGGTCGTGGGCTACTTCGGAGGCTCGTTCGTTGTAGACGTTGGGGGTTTCGCCTTTGCCGCGGACTCGTCCGTTGGTGCGGTCGGTGAAGGCGACTTGGCGGCAGAGGGTGGCGTCGAGGTCGTCGCAGATCCAGTTGGCGAGTTCGTGGAGTCTGGTTGCTGTTTGTTGGATTTCGGCTCGGGTGAGGTACAGGTCGTCAGTCATGCCGGTTTGCTCCATCCGTTGTTGCTCGAGCGTGGGCCGATGGGTGTCGGGGAGTGCTTGCCATGAGCGGGTTGTCATCTGCGTCATCACCACGTCTCCCCACACTCGTGATAGCCACGCAGCACCGACCATGCAAGGTGCACACGAGTCTTCACTTCTCGCCACGTCTTACGGATTCGGTAACGCCAGGTGCGCTCGTACGCTTCACGTTTCGCGATCGCCGCAGCACGTTCC